CTTGTTCACCGCGCCGTCACCGTTGATGCGAATGCCGTACTGATTGCCATCGCTGATCCCGGCGATGAGCGCATAGTTCCCCGGACCACCGGGACGCAGGCCGACGAACGAACCTGTCGCAGGATCGCATCTCGCTATCGGCCCATTCCCGATGTTGAGGTTGAGTTGCTGCCCGGTCGCGGCGTTCAGGTTGGTCGCGCCGACATTGCTCTGGTTCAGCGCGTAGTTCGTGTTGATGATGGAGAGCGCGGTGTTCTGGATGAACATCGAGTTCCCGCTCACGGGCCACGAGCCCATCGCGACCCCGTTGGGTCCGCTGCTGTGGAGACGCAGGAAGACTTGAGCGCCAGTGTCGATGAACTCGGTGTCCGGGTTCCCGCCGCCCGTGCGGAAGCGCAGCGTGTCCGAGCCCGCGTCGAAGCCCATGCCGTTGACGACAGCGAGGCCCGAGTTTCGGGTCAACTTGTACGAGCCGCCGTTCGACACGGTAACGCCTTGCCCGAAGTAGGCACTGCGCCAGCGGACACTCAAGATGCCGAGATCGCGCGCGTTGTCGAGCGCATTGTCCGGGGAGAATTTTGCCCCGTCCCACTTGTATTGATTCACCCCGCCGATCTGCAGGAAGCCTGCGCCGACCGAGTCGAGGTTGAGCACGCCGCCAGCAGCGTCGACCTTCAGCGTCGCCGAGAGCGTCGTGAACTTCCCGGTCGATGGCGTGGTCGCCCCGATGGGCGCGTTGTCGATGGTGCCGCTCGTGATCGTGAGCCCGCTGAACGTGCCGCCCGTGATGCCCTTGCCAGCGGGGAACACGATGCCGCTCGGCGCGAACTTCACGACGTCCTGCCCGAAGATCGACCAGCGGAAGTCGTTCGTCGCTGCGCGGTAGATGCCGCTCGTCGGCTCGTTCACCCAGGTCATTCCAGGCGCGCCAATCGCGCCGTCGTTGAACTTGAGCGGGACCAGCATGCCGCCCTTGCCCGAGCGCGACAGCGAGTCTGTCAGCGCCGAGCCGAGGTCGGTCATCGTGTCATTCGCCCACGCCGTCTCGATGGTGTCGTTCGGGAAGACCGGGTTCTCGGGCGGGAGCGTGTAGTTCCCTGAGGTGTCGCGTGGCATCGTCTTACCTCGGCTGTTGAGCGAACACCGCCTGCGGCAACGCGCCTGCGGATTGCGAGAGCGCCTGCATGAGCGCGCCCTCGGCTTCGGATAGCGGACGGTTCAACTGCTGCGCCCTCTGGATCGCGCGCACCGCCACCTGCGGGTTCTGCAGCATCACCGCAAGCTCGCGCTGCGCTTCTTCGCTGGAGCCTTTCGCCACCCAGTCGGTCAAGCCGCGCGCCGCGCGCACGTAGAGCCCTCCGAGCGGGCTCAGAGCGCGGTGAATGATCTGGTTGATGTCGAACGACGTCTGCGAGCCGCCGCCAGCGGTGCCAGCGGTCTTGCGCGCGCTCTGCACCTCGTTCGCCTGGGCCATGTGCTCGCGCACGTCTTCGAGCCCCGACTGCGCGCGCGGCGACAGCTTGAGCGGGAACTTCCGCTCGCCGCCCTCGGAGGCCTTCATCGCCTTCGCCAGCCGCGTCGCCGTGAGGTTCGGTGCGTCGCCCAGTTCGGGAACGATCTCGTCGATGGACTGGCGCACCAGGCCCGCCGCCCTCGATGCGTCGACGCCCTTCGACGCGCCCGCGAAGGCCTCGTTGTACGGGCCCCAGCGTCCGCCGCTCGCCTGGTCGAGGGCCTGGTCAATCGCCGCGACCAGGCGCGTCGCCTGGACGTCCGCGCCCTTCACCGCAGCCGAGAGCGGATCGTTGAGCTTCGCTGGGCCCTTCAGGTTCTTCACGATGAGGTGCTTCAGCACGGCGAGACTCTCGGGCTGTCCGCCGCCGGTAGCCTTCGGGTTCATCGCGTTCTTCGCCAGCGCGAGCAGTTGCTGCACGCTCGGGTTGAGCGCGTCAGCGGAGTTCTCAATCGCGGCGACCGCCTGCTGCACGGGAGCCATCACCTGCTTGATCGGCACGCCGCCCGCTTCTTGCATCGCGGCCTCGCGCAGCGGATCGGTGGTGAGCTTGCGCGACTCCTTGCGCGCGGCGAGCATGTCGGCCTCGTTGGTCGCCTCCTGCACCGCGTTGTAGCGCGCTTCGTTCTGCGCTCGTTTAAATGCGGTCCACTCGGGGTTCGCGACACCGCGCGCGCTCTCGGCTTCGAGGCCTGCGGCAACCGGCGAGCCAGTCGCCTCGGCGAGCGACTCGGGGATCGCGCGCGCAGCCGACGCAGTGCCAGCGCGCTCGACGTCGCGCGCTGCGACCTGGCCGGGGATCGTCTCGGCCTCGGCCCCGAGCCTCGCGGCCAGGTTGCGTGCCGCGCGATCTGGCGCGCCCCAGGCCTTGTAGAGCCCGCGACCCCCGGCGAGCGCAAGCGGCAGCACCGCGCCAGCCGCAGCGCCCAGGCCCGTGTTCGCGATCCTCGACTCGTCGCTCGTCACCGGCTGCATGGCTCCAGCAGCGCCGCCGCCGATCATCCCGGCGCGCACCGGGGCCCTGCCCATGAATGAGGCCACCGCGCGCGGAAGCACCTTGCCAGCCATCGGGAGCGCACGCGCAGCGGCGTTGCCGACTGCGCCCGCCGGGATCGCGAGCGTCGGAGCCATCTCGCCAGCGAACTGCAGCGCGCTGCCCGCGCTCGGTGCCCAGTCCGGGCCGAGGCCGAGGTCGGTCTTCTGCGCGAGTTGCTTGTCGATGGCACGCTTCTCCATGATCTCTTCGTCGCTCGGGCCCTTGATGCCTGGTGTGATCTGCCGCAGGCCTTGCAGCGCGGTCGAGAACCCCGCGCCGAGGTTCGCCTTCGTCTTCTCGTAGGCGCTCATGCCTGCAGTCGGGTCAAGCTCCTGGCGCATCTGCTCGCGCGTCGCGGCGACCTTCTCCTGCATCTCGGGCGTCTCCATCCGGCGACGCATGCGACCGGCGCGCTCGGTCATCACCGCCTCGCGCACCTCGGGCGCATCCGGCGCGAGGTCGCCGATGTCGAGGTAGATGCCGTCCTTGGTCTTGATGATCGTCATCAGTAGGGCACCTCGACCGCGCCCTGCGGAGTCTGGTCGGTCGAGCGACGCTTCGGCCTCACGGTGATCGGCGAGTCAGCGGTGCCGCGTCCTGCCGGTGCCTGGGCGGCGGCGGGCTGCGGTGCGCCGTACTGGTTGCGCGCCTGCGCCGCGTTCAAGATGCCCTGCCCGTGCTCCTGCGACTTCATCTTCGCCCAGTTGACCGCAGCGTGGAGCTTGTTCATCACGATGTCGGGCGTGTCGCCAGCATCGGGCACGAAACCCGTCGCTCGCGACTGCTCACCGAGAGAGAGCGCCGCGCCGTAGAGTTCGTTCACGACCTGCGCCGCCTCGCGCAGCACCTCGCCACGCACCTGCTGCTCCTGCGGCGAAAGCTGCGCGGCAGTGATCCGCGACCCGGCCCAGTTGCCGGTGTACTGAGCGAGCGAGGTCAGCCCGCCGAACGCGCGCGGGTTCTGCTTGACCCGCTGCATCAGGTACTCCATGCGACCGACGCCAGCGAGCGCCTTCTGCGCGCCCTCGGCTTGCTTGTCGAGCGTCGCCTGCGAGAGCACGGGGCCGGTGTAGGGCTGCACCTTGCCGCCGCGCACGACGTAGTTCTGCCCGTCGTCCTGGTTGAAGGACACCGTCTCGCCCGCAGGCGTCGCGCCGATGTGCTGCAGGCCTCGCGGACGCGGGCCCTGCCCAGCCTTGAAGTCAGCAATCGCGCGCGCGTTCTCCGCGCGCACCTGGGCAGCGTAGATCGTGGTGAGCCGCTGCAGATCGGCCTGCTCCTGCTTCTCCGGGTTCCACACGACGCCCTTGTCGGTGACCGTGCCCCAGCCGCCGGGTATCTCGTAGTCGCCGCCCGACTTCAGCGCCTGGGTGAGAACGTGACCGGCGGCGGGCTGGAAGGCCTCGCCGCCCTTCGCGCCGAGCGTGAGCGCGAGCATCAGGTCGCGATTCGACTGCTCGCGCCGCTGGCGCGCGTAGTCGATCAGCGGCCCAGCCTCAGGGCGCTTCCCGATCTTCTCGTTGATCTGCGCGAGCGTCGCCTCCGCGCTTCCAGGCGGGACGCCGCCGGTCGTCACCGCGTACGACGAGCGCGTGCGCTGCGGCTGCTTGTCGACGCCCGAGGTCGGCGTGGTGAGCGCAGGCGTCTGCCGCGCGAGCGCAGCGAGCGTTCTCGGGAGCGCGCTGCTCGGGTAGAGATCGTCTTCGCCGAGCGTGTCGAGGAAGTCGAAGTCAGCCATCAGAAGTAATCACCGTATTGCGAATAATCAATCGGCTGCTGCGGCGGCGCGATGGGCAGGTTCTGCTGGTTCCCCATGAGCGACTTCCTGATGTCGTCGAGCGTGCGCTGCTTCGCCTTCGAGTACTCGTCCATCTTCTGGTTCACCTGGCGCTGCTGGTACTCAGCCATCCCGCCTTGAATCCCGCGCGCGAGGCCTCCACCAACACCGCCGCCCTTGCCGGTCATCGCCGCGTTGCGAAGCTGGTTCGCCTGGGCCTGCTGCTGCGCGATGCGCTTCTCCTGGTCGGACAGGTCCGCCATCGTGAGGAACGCGAACAGTTGCTTGTCGTCCATGTCAACCTCCACCGAACATCGAGAGCAGACTCATGATGTCCATGCCACCCATGCCACCACCGCCGCCGCCCTGCTTCTTCCCGCCGGGAGCGGCTTCGGCGAGCCCCTTCACGAAGCCGCCAGTCTTCAGGCCACTCAGCGGCAGATTCTGCGACTGCAGCTTCGGCTGCTGTTGCTGCTGCGCCTGCGGAGCCTGCCTCGCGGGATCGCGAAGCTGCGCGGCCTGCGCTTGCTGCTCGGCCATCTTCTTGTCCTGATCGGTGAAGAAGCCGTAGCCGGTGTAATCGTCACCGTAGTCATCCATGCGCAATCCTCTCGTTCAGGTAGAACCCGATCATGCGAGCGGTGAGCAGCGCGCTGTAGATGATCACGCGCGCTTGCTCCGCGTAGAGGTCGATCACCTCGGCGAGCGACTTCGCATGCTCGACGTCCTCGACGGCGTGGTGGCGCACCGTGCGAAGTGCCGCCTCGCCGTAAGCCACCGCGAGCGCATCGACCTGCGCCATCGGCATCGGGCGAAATTCGAGTGCGGCGATGTACCCGAGCAGTGCGTGCGGCCCGACGTGCTGCAGGTAGTAGTACTGCGCGCCAGCGGTCGCAGCGGTCGCGTGGTCGATCTTGTACGGCGTCTCCCCGAGCGAAGCGATGTCTTCAGCGAGCCAGCGGGCATGATCGTGCTCGTCGAGCATCTTGGTGTGGTAGTACTCGCGCAGCGCGCCGTCCGACTTCGTCGCCGCGATCTCAAGCAGCGGCTCGCTGGCGCGCATCACTCCATGCGAGAACTTCAGCCAGGTCACGAACGAGTCGCGGCTGTCGATCTTCGGCATCGGCACGTCGTTCAGCAGTGCGCGCAGTTGTTCGGAGGTTGTCATCATCAGAACATCGCCGCCGCGCTGATCGCCGTGCCCGCGAGTTGTCCGTAGCCCTCGCCCAGTTGCTGCATCAGTTGCGCCTGCCCGAGTTGCATCTGGCCCTGCGCCGTCGCGGCCCCGAGCATGTTCGACGGCTGCGCCGCGCCAGCCGCGTTGAATCCCGGCATCGTGGGCATGTTCACCTGCTGCCCGGTGAGCAGCGCGTTCAACTCGTTCAACGGCATGCCGCGACGCTGCGCTTCCTCGGCGATTGCCTGCTGCCGCAGCCCCGACTGCTGCTGAATCTGCGACTGGTCCATGCCGTACTGCGCCTGGACGTCGGAGGTGCCCTGTTGCATCGCCTGCCCCATCATCTGACGGTCCTGCGCGGCCCACTGGTTCGACAGGTCCATGTTCGCGCGGCGATACGCTTCGCTGCCCGAGGGCAGCCCCATGTTCGCGAGCTTGGTGTCGAGCGTCGCCTGCTGCTGGTTGCGACCAGGCTGCAGCATCTGGCTCATGTTCTGGTAGGCGCGCTGCTGCGCGTCCTGCACGTTGCCAGCCTGCGCGGCTTGCCCCGGCGCGCTCGGCAGGTTGTTCCAGTCGAACGGCGTGTCGAACGCGCCCGTCGCTTGCTCAAGCAGTTGACCTGCGCCGTACGAGCGCCCGGTCTGTATCGCCATTTGCTGGTCGAGCGCCTGCTGCTGTTGCGGGTTGAGCGCGAGGTTCTGCTCCCACGTCGTGACTGGTTGCCCGGTGGCCGGGTCAACCGCCTGGTCGTAGGTCCACGACTGCTGACCCCACGGCGTGTTGATCGTCGGGCGATTCGCGAACGTCTGCGCCGCGTTGATCTCGCGCGCCGAGGCCGCGTCTTGCGCCGCCGCTCCCGCGTAGTCCGGTTTGGTGCCGCCGCCTTTTCCGCCCATCAGTCATCGCTCCCAGTTTTCGCGAGCAGAGGCCTGCGCGTCAGATAGCGGCAGTCCTCCTTCTTCATCGCGAGTACGACCAGGTCGCCGCCCTCGTCATGCATCTCGGGGAGCCGGAACACTTCGCGGAACCCGAGGTGCAAGTCCATTCGCATCGCCTTCGCGTTCTTGCTGCTCACGATCCCGAGGAGCGTCTCGCGGCCCGCCTCGTTGAAGGCGTGACCGAAAACCGCGTCGAGCAGAGCGCGAGGAGTGAAGTGCCAGTCGGGCGCGAAGGCCATGTGAATCTGCGCGACCTTCCCGAGGAACCCGTTGAACCCGACCACGATCACGAGCTTGTCGTCGCTCACCCAGCCGACCAGGCGCAGATCGGCACCAGGCGCGACGCCAGCACCGTTCTGCAAGAACGTCGCCATCGCTTGCCACTGCTGCTGGTTCTGCGGCAGCACGATCACAGAATTCCCCCGGCCTCGGTCCAGTAATCAATCGCGGCGAGCACCGTGTCGCCGCCGCACAAGTAGTCAAGCTGCGCCGTCCCTGCGAAACCGACGCCGTGGATGCCGATCCACACCTTGATCGGTGCCTGCACGCCGCTCCACTTCCCGACGTCCCACAGGGACAAGTCCCAGCGCGCGTCGGTGTTCGGCGGCATCGTCGGAGTGAACACGCCGCGCTTCGGGCCCTCGTAGTTGAGGAGCACCTCGACGGTGATCTGCGGCGTCACCGTGGCGATGAAGGTCGGGCGGAACATCTTGAAGACCTTCTGATGCGCGCCGAGCGGGAAGCCTTGCTCCATCGAGTTGTACGCTGGCGTCACCTGGCACAGGATCGCGTTGCCGGTGTGCTGACCGATCAGCACGTTGTCGACAGGCCCATCGAACGCGCGCACCACGCGCCCGTCGTAGGTGCCAGCGAAGCAGTCCGCGTCAATCGACACGAAGCTCGCGTAGGGCACGTCCTTCACGAGCGACCAGCCGCCGGTCGGAATCTTGAGCGTGAAATACTGCCCGCCGAACTCCAGCGAATCCGGCGGCACACCGATCACGAAAATCTCTTCCTTCGGGATCGAGACGATCTTCCAACCTGGCAGGTTCGACGCCTCACGAATCAGACGCGCGATGATCGGCGAGATCAGGTAAGTCAGCCGTTGGTTTTCCTGCTGCGCCTGGTCAACCGTACTCAGCAGGCGCGTGATCGAGGTCACGCCGAACTGCGAGAGCACATG